CACTAAGGTGTCCTTAGAGGTAATAGACGATGATGGTGTGAAGTACCTCATCACTAGGTATCGTAAGCACTCTACCAACAAAAATAAGTCAACTTTATTCAGGAATAAAACAGACATTACTCCTAAGTCTGAAGCTGACTTTAATGACTACGTTGTTCAGTTGCTACAAGCTGATTATACTACATTTACTTCCAGTCTTTTGTATTCTGCTGAATCATTTAGGTTTACTATGGCTACTGATGCTGAGATAAAGAAAACCTTTGATAATATGCTCAGTTTGGATACGCTGACTAAGTGCTTAGAAATCACTAAGGAACGCATTAAGACAACTAATTGGAGTATACAAAAGGTTAACGAATCCATTGGTTCATACAATAGTCAAATTACCAATATTGATTCTAGGATAGAAGAAGCAAAAGAATTGAGAGTACAGTATGAGACTAAAAGAAAAGAGAAAGAGGATACATATAAATCACAGATAAGTGAGTTAGAATCAGAAATAACAGAGTTGAATGAAGAATCCAAGGAATTGTCTGTATTAGAGCAGAGTTTACAGAAAAAATTGGATAAGCACGAAAAGTCATTGGCTAACCACAAGAAAAAATCAAAACAACTTGTAGAATTAAAGCAGGAACTGTCTCTCATTTTACAGGATAAAAGAACAGTAGAAACACAAATTAAGTCAAGTGAGACTACTATAAAGGATAACAATAAACGTAAAGAACGTCTGGAGGAATCTGTAAAGAAACAAGAGAGTAAGAAGTCAGTACTGCTAAACAAAATGGCAGAGTTAGACAACCAGATTGGTCAGCCTTGTCCTACTTGTGGTCAACCTCTTACTAAGGAGAGTTTAGAGCCAGCCAAGGAAGAATACAAGGAGCGTATCAAAGAACATGATGATAACATTGCTGAATTTGTGGCTTCTATACAGTCTCTGTCTGATTCTACAGATAGTCTTAATAAGTCTATTGAGTCCCATAGGAAGCAGCTGTCTGAATTAGAGGAATCAGAATCAGAGTTTTTGTCATTGTTAGACAAATTCAAGGGCATAGAATCAGAGTTGGAAGAGTCAGAAAAGTTGGTTAAATCCGTACAATCAAAGCTGAACAAATGTCAGTCAGATATAAAACTGGTAAATAACGATATCAGTAACAAGAAAGACATGATTATTAAGATACAGCAGGATATAAAGGCTAATACTAAGGACAAAAATCCATATGATACCACTATTAAGTCATTAGAGGATGATAAGATAGAAGTGAAGCAGCATATTGAAGAATGTAATAAGGAATTGATAAATCACAATGACTACATAGAGAAGTTGATGTTTTGGCAGCAGGCATACTCTAATCAAGGTATTAAGTCCTTCATCTTAGATGATATTACTCCATTCCTGAATAGACGTGTAAACAAGTACTTGTCTAAGCTATCTTCTGGAAGAATTGAAGTGGTATTTTCCACCAGAACGAAACTGAAGTCAGGAGAGGAAAGGGAAAAATTCTCTATAGATGTGTATAATTCTGATGGTGGAGAGCAATATATTGCTAATTCTGGTGGAGAAAAGAAACGTATTGATTTGGCTATAAACATGGCTTTACAAGATTTAGTGGCTTCCAGAAGTTCAAAGAAAATCAATATAGCGGTGTTCGATGAAGCCTTTGATGCATTGGATGAATCTGGAGTAGAAGGAGTCATTGAATTGCTACAGGAGTTATCCAGAGATAAATCCACTATAATGGTTGTATCTCACAATGAACATCTAAAAAGTTACTTTACTAACACTATTACTGTAGTGAAGCAAGATGGGTACAGTAGCATATTAGATAACAATGAACACCTATCTATGTAAGATTTTTCTTCATCCTTACTTTATTCTGTAAGGAGTATTCCGATATTCCTTTTTGTAGGACATAGGCAGTGAAATCTTAGCTGTTAGCCGTTGTTGCCGTTTCCTAACTTCACTGATGTTCCCAAAAGACACTTTTGGAGCGAACTATAATCAGATGACTTGGAAACTTGGCGTTGTTGGGCGTATAAAGCATGATATGATTGCTTATGTCTTACTTACGCACTCATAGTTCAATTGGTAGAACAACTGATTTGTAATCAGTAGGTTAGGGGTTCAAGTCCCTTTGGGTGCTCCACTAGTGTATTACACCCTGGCAGACAAAACATCAAAGGATAAGGAATCTGCTGTTATCAACCTCAGCCTGTGAGATTATTCCTGAAGGACACAGTAAATGCCATCATTGGGGTGCCATGAGTCATAAAGCTGGGAAAGACTCATATTTTTTGGACCATTAGCTCAATCGGTTAGAGCATCTGGCTCATAACCAGCAGGTTCAGAGTTCAAGTCTCTGGTGGTCCACCACAGGGGTATAGCCAAGTTGGTTAAGGCACAGGACTTTGACTCCTGTATTCGTTGGTTCGAGTCCAACTGCCTCTGCCATTATATTCAAAATCAGGTTAACGTCTGATAATGAAGCAAAAAGAACGCTAATATATTGGTGTCGGTTTTTCCGTATGATAAAGATACAGATAAGCTATATGACCATATATTGGCACCAGTGAAAGCTCAAAACAAAAGTAAGTAACTGGGGCAAGACCAGGACACCTCCTGGACTTTATTGTGTACATCAAGTTTAATATTTTATGCTGATTATCCAAAGAGTTAGGTGTGACTCCCGACTTGATGCAGCTAAGAGAGGATAAGATGCATAGTGTGGGTATCTACAAAGGGGCAACCACTTAGTTGAGTCCTCTGCGAATCGGATACCTATCACCCAGGTGTAGCTCAGTTTGGTAGAGCACCTGCTTTGGGAGCAGGATGTCGCATGTTCAAATCATGTCACCTGGACCAATATGGGGAAGCAATGGTATCGACAGGGTACTGAAATCATGGAATTCGCAGGTAATGAGCACATGCCTTAATTGGCTCAACAAAACAACTGACAAATGTGAAGTTCGTCTCGCTGCTTGATTCTTGTATAAGAATCATTTAGCCCCCATTGTATCACTATCCATGAGCAGGGCAGTGGGTTTCAAATAAACATGGAAAAACATCAGTGTGTCCATTCAGATGTAAACAAAATGGAGTTGCCATCTGCTTTATTAGCAGGTACTAGACAATGAGTTATTCATTGTCCCCTAAATACAAGTTGACTTCTTACAGTCTATTGCGATAGTATTTCATAGATATAGGTATTTTGGACAGGGGTTCGATTCCCCTCTTCTCCACCATGTTGTCCATCAATCCAGATGGGGTAAAATAATATATAGGAGGAATTCACATGAGTAAACTTGGTGGTTGGGTTATTGAACCTTCTTCAACGAAGATGCCTCAGAAGGTGGCCAGTGCTTTTGGTAATGTAGAGCACATCCTTGGCTGCACTTATAAGGCAATTGCTTATTTGGGCAAGCAGCAGGTGAATGGTACCAATTACGCTATCCTTACTGAACAGACAGTAATCACAGGAGAGGATACCAAGAATGCTGTTATCATGATTTTCAATGAGAAAGCAGACAGCAATGATATAGCTTGGGTAGGCACTATTCCTGTAGTTGAGGGTGGTGGCAAGTTTGGTGGTACTGCTATCAACATGGTTGCTGCTGAGGCTCTTGGCAATCCTGAGAAGGACATATTTAACAAGGCAATTGAAGGTTTTGTTGGCTCCAAGATTGAGCTGGTAGCTACTGTAGGCACAAAGGTTGAGAAGGGTACAGTACATAAGTTTATTGTTACTCTTCAGCCTGTAGTGATGGATTCAGAGAAAAAGCTGGCGGTTATGTCATATAATGATATGACCAATGAAATCGAGTTTGAGCCCATTTTGTCTGGTGGCGCAAAGGAAGGCAAGTTGGGTTATGCCTTTACATGGTAAGGAGGTAGTTGACATGTCTTCTATTCCAGAGTACAACACCATTAATCCAGATACGGATGATTTGGGTGTAATTCAGGCAAAGATTGAGGCTATTGCTAAGCAGGTTGACGCAGGGGAAGTCAGCAAAGAGGATTTTGACAAGGAAATAGCTAAGTTGAACAACAGTCAGAAAGGTTCACTTGAATCTGCCCTTGGCAAACCTTTGGGTGAATGGCCATAATTTTATAAGGAGCAGTGTCCGAGTGGTTTATGGTGGAAGTCTTGAAAACTTCTGTGCAGCAGTGCACCGTGGGTTCAAATCCTACCTGCTCCGCCATATGAATACAACAAGGCTGGGCTTTAGTGCTCAGCCTTTTTTATTTGAGGTGAAAGAAGTGTATAAATCAATGATGGCTGGATTCCTTATTGCTTTAGGAGGTTATGTTAATCTGAAAGTAGGTGGAGTACTAGGGGCTTTTTTGTTTTCTCTTGGTCTTTTATCAGTTATAGCCTTCAAAACTCCATTGTATACAGGTATAGTATCAAACCTTGAAAGCTATAATTATCCACGTAATATGTGTAAAGTATTAGTATACAACTGTATAGGTGCTGCTATGTTAGGTCTACTGTTTTATGGTGGTAGCAGCGATTCAGCTATCAATGTTTTGGCTAAATTAGACAAAAATTTGTTCTCTATTATGCTGGATTCATTTATTTGTGGGTCATGTGTGTCTATAGCAGTTAAATCTCAGGATAAAATTATGACTATAATGGCTGTAGCAGTGTTTATTTTAGCTGGAGGCGAACACTGTGTGGCTGATGTGTTCTATTTTATGTCTATAGGCACGCTACCAATTACATTTATCCTAACAGTTGTAGTAGGAAATACTCTTGGTGGTATTGTATTCAGTAACATAACCAAGTAGATAGTGACTTGGTTAGTCCTTATTTCATTAAGGAAGGAGGGATTAGTATGAAATCAATACCAGTTTATATGGTAACTATAGGTAATACAGATGGCTCTATAGTTGCTGGAGACCACATTTTTTATGGTGAAGATGGAAGTCTAAATTTGGTAGAATCCAAAAGCTGGTTTGAGCAAGATGAATTCACTAAGGATATCATAGACTTCTCTTGTATACCAGTGGATAACATAACAGTTTTGAAACATTTGGGTAGGTATCTCATACTGCCCTATTCTGTAAGGAGTGAAATAAGAGTTGGTTGAAGACTGGGTTGCTGAGAATATTGATTCAGATGTAAAATACACTGGTAACGGTAAGGAGATTCATGTTAATTGCCCAGTGTGTGGTGATTCTAGGTATAGACTATACATTAACTTAGATAAAGGCTTGGTTCACTGCCATAATTGCAAATTTAGTGGAAGTATAGTACACTTAATACAATGGGTAGAGGGCACAAGTTATACTAAGGCAATGATGAAGTTTTCTACTATAAAGGGAAACCTGTCTATGCCTGATAAGGTTGATGAATCCATAGAACATAAATTGTTTTTGTCTGGAGATTTACGGAAGGGGTTAACTAAGAGAGCAATTCCACTTCCAGAAGAATACAGAAAAATCAATGGGTCAAACAATATCGTAGCAGTAAGAGCAAGGAAGTATCTAAAAAGGCGTATGGTGACTAGGGGCATGATAGAACAACATGATATAGGGTTTTGTGCTTCTGGGGAATATGCCAACAGAATAATTCTACCCATTAAGGAAGATGGAGAACTCAGATTTTGGGTGGCTAGAGCCATTGGTAACACTACTAGGCTGAAGGAAAAGTCACCACCTAATGAGGAATACCAGATAAGTAAATCAGAGGTAATTTTCAACATAGATAGAGCAGCCAGCCAGTATCATGCTGCTGTTATATCAGAAGGTATTTTCGATGCTTTGGCTTGGGGGGGAATAGGGGTGTCCTTATTAGGCAAGGAACTATATGATGAGCAGATGAACATACTGCTGGACTATAGAGAATTGCTTAGTGAGGGGTTGTATATAGCAATTGACTGGGATGCAAGACAGCAAGCTACAGAAATGGCTGAGAGATTGTCTAGTTATTTTGACATAAAAATAGTCAATATTCCGAAGAAATATGATGACCCAAACAAGTTTAGGCAGACTCACAGTTATAAGGATATGCTGAAGCTGTTAGAAGAAGCAGAGCCGTATGGGGAATTTTCTTCAGTAAGAAGGAGATTTACATAGAAATAGGACGAATTTATGTTTGTCCTTTATTTATCTTATAATGTTTAGATTGGAGGAAGATACATGTTAAAAATCAGGATTAAGTATCTGCATGATGATTTGAACAGAATTCAGAAGATTTCTGTTGGTGACTGGATTGACCTTAGATGTGCTGAAGAGGTAACTTTGTCTAAGGGTGAGCACGCTTACATTCCCTTGGGAGTATGTATGGAGATACCAGAAGGATATGAGGCTTGGCTTACAAGCCGTTCAAGCATGGCGAAAAAGTTTGGTATTGTCCACTGTGATGACTTGGGTGTAATAGATAATTCATACTGTGGTGACAATGACGAATGGAAACTTCCAGTGGTTGCATTGAGAGACACTGTTCTTCATAAGAATGACCGCATCTGTCAGTTTAGGCTGCATGAGGTTATGCCAGAAGTACAAATTGAAGAAGTAGAGGTGCTTGGCAATCCAGATAGAGGTGGGTTAGGCAGCACAGGCACTAATGATACTGTCAGGAGGGAAAATTTCCATGGGTAAACAAGCAAAGAAGATTGAGGAACATATACAGCATAGCAATGATGTGCTGGATGCATCAATTAAGGCTGCTCATCTCAGCAAGAAGGATGAAGCATATTTGCGTGGTACACCAAGCCGTGCTGAGGTTGCTAATTATGTTACCTCTATTATAGAACAACACTATGCTCCTAATCTTCAAGCAGGTTTTCAGTTGGGCATAATGGTGATGCAGGCTATCCTTATTAAAAAGGGCATTTGCACTGGTGAAGAAATACAGGAGTTCACTAAGAGTTTTGTGGAAGAGCAAAAAGCTAGAGTCAAGGAAGCAAAACAGGGTCAGACCGAACAGACCAATGACAAGCCACAAGAATCAGTAGACGAATCCAAAGCTGAATAATACATAAGCCCCATCCATTTTATATGGTTGGGGCATTTGCTGTGGATAGGAGGGATTATTTTGGGTGCGAAAAATGTGAAAGAAAAGGGAAACAATTTTGAGCGTAGAGTTGCCAAGCTACTATCTGAGTGGTCAGGTGTAAAGTTTATGCGTACTCCTTCTTCTGGAGCCATACACAATTTTAATGACAAAAGAGTTGTATCTGATATTGTACCTCCATTGTCTCTTGGAGAGTTTCCATTCTCTATTGAATGTAAGTGTGTAGAGTGTTCTTGGGAGTTTTCTACTATAATTGAGAACACTTCCCAGAATTTGAGAGACCATTGGAGTCAAGCAGTAGATGATGCTAATAGGGAAAATCTGAGACCTATGCTCATTTTTTCTAAAAATTTTAGAGACATCTTTATAGCCATTAGAAAATGGGATTACGACATAATGTCCTTGAATATTACCAATTGTATCTTCTCTTATTCTGAAGACAGAGATACCTTGGTAGTTTTTAAGATGAAAGATTTCCTTGAAGGAATTAGTTGTGAAAATCTTATGGATTCATTCTCTGTAAAAAATACAGACAAGAGTACAGTGGAAAAAAATTAAAATTTTTATAAAAACCACTTTACTTTTAGAATGATATAAGTTATAATTAGCTTAGGTCGAAAGATTCTACAAGAATCTTGAGATAAAGTACAAAAATCTGTCTGAGTGAAAAGGAGAGGACAAAAATGAAAAAGACCTATGAAATGAACGGAAAAACCTATGCAACCCTGAGTGCTATTGCGAAGGAACTGGGCATTGCCCGTATTCGTTCCAATCAGTTGGACAAGTACGGCATCAAGGAAGTCAACTCTGACGACATGAAGAAGGTTGATGACGCTGTAGTTACCAACGATGTTCCTGTTACTGTTGACACCACTGCAGACAAGGCAGACAAGAAGGCATCTGCTCCTGCTAAGAAGGTTAAGAGCACTAAGAAGTCCGATGAGACTAAGGCTGAATTGGTTATTACTACCATTAAGACTGGTACTGCTGAGGACATTGCTGAAGTTGAGAAAAACGTGGTTGATATGAACGCATATGAGCTGGGCAAGGCAGTTACCAACTTTACGTTGGATGCACTGGTAACCATGGTGAAGAATGTTGACGGCAACACCTGGGATTCCATTAAGAATGCTCCTATCCGTAAGATGCGTCTCATCATGGAACTCAAGAAGCAGTATTTCCCTGATGAAGTCCGTCAGTCTGCTCCTGCTAAGGTGTCTCCTTGGAAGGCAATTACTACTGAGGTTTTGAAGAAGGTAGCTAAGAAGCAGAAGGTCAGCTGGATTGAGTGCAACAATGACAGCATCAACCGTATGCGTATTATTATGGCTCTGAAGAAGAAGGGAGTGCAGGCAGAGGATTTGAACAAGTGAATAAAAACGTGGAAAGTAGTGGGGCAGCTGAAGTTGCTGCCCCAGTGAGGTGATATATATGAGCACTAAATATTTGATTCACGCTTTTAGCAGCACCCAGAGACTGGTAGCTACTAAGAAGAAGCCTGGTGATTGGCTTCTCACCAAAGAGTGGCGTTCAAGTGCTGAAGAGGAATGGAAGGTTGGTAAGGGTATTTCCCTTCCAAGGGTAGCAGACAAGAGTGTAGCTAATGACCTTGGATACCTTCTGGTGAATGATGGTTTAGTACAAGGTTTCAAAATTATTGACGAGAGAACAGGAGAGTCAAAACATGAAGAGAGTACCCATATTAGGCATAAGAAGTCCAATTCAAGGGATTGAGCGTACTCCAATACAGATTGAGCGTATTCCTTGGGATGATGTTTATAAGAAATACGTCAATTACATCAAATTCGCAGCAAAGTCTACTGCTCAGGATAATGAGGGCAATTCTGCTGAGGACTTGTTTCAGGAAGGTCAGTTGATTATGTATAACTGCTACCTTTTGTATGGAGATAAACCTATTGATGAATTTGGTGCTATTCTTAAAGCGTCAGTTTGGCGTAAGATGCGTGAAATCTGTAACAGGAAGCAGTTTATACAGGTTGACATCGAAGATGCTTATGATATTGGTTATGATGAAGACACTGTGGAAAACATATATCAAGAGCAGAAACTTGCTCACTTGGCTAGTATGCTAGAGGATAACCCTATTGCTTTGACTATCCTCAAAGAGTTTGTTTCCCCATCTGCTAGAACCATTTGGGAGGCAAAAATGGATGTAGCCCGCAAAGAAATGTTGCGTTCTCAGGATTATAAGGTAAGCGTGCCTAAACAGGTACAGCCTACCAAGGCATCCATTCAGAGAGCAATGGAGATACCTAAGTCCAAATTTGAACAACACTTCAAGGAATTGAAGGAAGCAATGTTAGTGGTATATCCAGAGCATCAGTTACAAATGTGCGTGTAAGTTTATTTGAGTTATCTTATTTTATGTTAGTTACAATAAGGAGGAATACGTTATGGCGACTATTGAAGAAATGATTAAGAATTCCAGCTGCTTTGGTGTAGCTTTTGATGGTTCTGTACGTGAGTGCAAGATTTGTGAGGTTAAGTTGAAGTGTGAGAGCAAGTGTCGTTTGGGTGGGGATTCTAAGCCTGCATCCGTGAATGTGGCTACTGCAGATGAAGTTACTCACAATGATAACAAGAAGGCAACCAACAAGAAGTCTGTTCCTGTTAAGGAAGCAGCAAAGCCTAAAGCTGAATACACTGATGATATGCCTGACTTTAAGTCTATGTCTGCTGATGAGATTGAGCAATTGGCAGAGGAACGTGGCATTGATATGTCTCAGTTTGAGAAGTACAAGGCAGCAAACATCAGACGCATGCGTGTCACAATGGCTCTGAAAAAGACTTACGAAAAGTAACAATTTGAAGGCGGTGGCGGTGGGATGACTCTCACCGCCATTTTGTTGTATAGGAGGTAATAATCAATGACTACTATGGAAGAAAAAATCAGGAAAGCTATGGCTGAATTGGGACTTGACCCAGATGGTGGAGATAGTAATGATAAGCCAACAAAGGTTACAGTAAAGACAAAGCAACCAGAATCAACTAAGAAAGAGTCAACTTCCAAACCAGCACAAAAGGTTGTACCTAATAAGAATGTTGATGCTTCGGAAAAACCAAAAATGGCTGCAGTAGTGTCAGAGAAGAAAGTAGAAACCCAAACTGATGTACAAGTTCCTCAGTCTATTTTCATGAAAATTAGTGGCAACCATATGGTTCTCCTTATTCCAGAAGGGTTGGAATTGGATAAGCAGGTTATTGGGGGTAACACCTATAACACTGTAGCTGTACAAGTGCCAGATTTTGGCGGTAAACTGTATGAAATGCCTTTGATAAATACTGTTTCTACTGCTCATAAGTCTAATACTATAGTTAGAGTACCTATTATTACGCCTAAGACTGAGGTTAGTCAATCTTCTGACGATGAGTATATGGAAAACTTATTGAAGGAAAAAAGCAGGTTAGATGCTGAAATTAAGGCTGCTAGAGCAAGTCATGATGATAACCTTGTCAATGCTTTAAGAAAGCAGCGTAGAAGCATTAGAGCACGTATAAACCAGATTGCGGAGGGTTGACATGAACAGAGTGCCTATAATACGTAGGGTGTCTATTTATCATAGGCACTCTATTTATCGTAGAACATCAGTATACCGTAGAAAGCCATTATATCCAGAGTTATCTAAGTTCAGAACTTGTGAATTATTGTATAACAATAGTGGTTACTGTAAAAATAATGATAAGTACATCATTAGATGTATGGAAGCAGGTTTTGATTTTGATAGAACATTTGAGGCTATTTCCCATGGAAGAGAACATAATAAAACTGCTAGACTGATAGTGGATTTTGAGGTAGATGAAAGAATACTTTGTGCTGCTTCTTATGCTGACCACAACGTCTTACAAATAAATGTACTTTTGTACAAAAAAGACCTGTCTTGGGTAGGAAGGTTGTCTCACATAGCAAATAAGTGTGGGATGATTGTGGTATTATTCCTGTTTCCTATTGTTCCTAATAGAATAATGCCACACCACGTACTTAGAGTCATTGATATGATAAAGAATTTGCCTTCACAGTACATAATGCTTAGATTTGCTGAGTCCAAGTCTCACCTGTTAGAACATGGTAATTGGATGAATATCAATGGAAAAGCTGTAGATAAGAGGTTTATACAAGTAAATAATGAAAACTGGTGCTGTTCTCCTTTGTTTAAGGAGAGGTTTATGAAACTGATTAGAGAATACACAGAACCACGTGGAATCAAAATTGGTATTTGTGGAGATAGCGAAAACTGTATTATATAACTGGATTGTGAGGTGAGTACATTTGGCTTTAAGACAAGTAGAACTGGATAAATTTTTATCAGTATCATTTCCTTGTAGATTAAATAAGCCTTTGTTGGTAAACATCAGAGGGTGCAATGGTTCTGGAAAGTCTACAATTCCTATTATGATGATGAATACTGACCCTTATGCTTTTGAGGTAGTTTGGTATAGAAACAACAAGAAACGTGTAATCTGTACAGTATTTCCATCATATGAATTTTTGGCTATAGGTCACTATCACTCTAAGTGTGGAGGAATGGATTCAATAAAGGACACTCAGGAGATTAAGGACTCAGTACAAGCCTTGTGGAACTGTAAGATGAATGTACTTATGGAAGGAATCATGGCTTCCACAGTATATAAGACTTATGCTGATTTGTTTTCTGAATTAAATAGTGATAACTCCAGAAAAGTATTGGTGTTTAATTTAGTACCACCATTAAGTACATGTTTAGATAGAATACAGTCTAGGAATGGTGGAAAACCTATAAAGAGCGAATTAGTAGAGGGAAAATGGAAAACTGTATGTAGAAACCACGAGAAGTTTTCTGATGCTGGTTTTACTAGCGTAAAGGCTGATAACTCTGATATTTCTATAGGAGATACATTAAGTTGGTTCTTTGAAAAAATCAATTTTCGTACAGATACCTTTACGGATAAGATGATAAGTGCTTCTACTGCTGTAGAATCAATTGAGTATACAGATAAAAATGGAAAGATGAAAAGAATTAGGTCACTACCAAAGTTTACTGGTACTCCAGAGCCAGTTTATATACCTACTAAAGAGGATATAGAAGGGTATGAGTGGTCTAAATACTATAAAAAGCCCAATAAAAACATGGTTATAAATTGGGATAACATGAGGCTATATTGGTATTGGATAACTGAAAGAATGAGGATTTGGTATAGGAGAACAATTCTTAGAGAGCCATTTCCTTGGACTGAAGACAAGATTCTACAGGATAATAAATTCACTAATTGTTTCAGGGATTTGGATAGAGGTACACTTGTATACATAAGAGAGATTCTAAGAAAAATAGATGAACCATGTGAAGATTTAACAAAGCGTATTAAGGAAGTCATATTAAATACACAAGTGTATAGAATGTTCCTAAAGTATTCTACTTGGGAGAAGATAGGATTTTTGTATCTGGATACCTATGAGGAACAATGGGAACAAGCCAAGGAAAAATTAAGAACTGCTAAGGCTAATGGTGAGGTTATATGGCATGCAGCTTATTTTGTTACAGACTTAAAAGCTGCTAATCCTAACCCTAAGACCAATCATGACAAGCTGGAAAATGCTTTATGCCTTTGTGAAATGTTCTATAAGTACTTGGACGATACTTACGAATACGTCATAAGCCATGATATGAAAGACTGCTTGGAGCACCTTGGTCATTTTCCAGAGATAAAAGGATTCTCTGTATATGAGTGGCTGTGTGATTGGGGAATGGCTTATAGATACGTGAAGAATTATTTTGTAGACTGGACAGACGACAGCTATGTAAATGTTGGTCCAGGCAACAGAATGGGGATGGATTTAATTTTTGAGGACAAAGGAGGTTTGGACTACCCAGAATTGAATTTCTATCTAAGAGCCTCATGGAAACACTACATGAAAAGGTATGGGTACTATGATGAATTCATTTCTTTAATTCCGAAGTGGATGAATGGTAGTGTAACTGTTAGAACCATAGAGCATGATATATGCGAGACTCAGAAATACCTAAATATATACTATGGTATAGGCAGGACTAAAAGCAAGTTCAAGAATGAATCCAGAAATAACCTAGACTCACTAGTACTGTAGGAGGTAGCAATCATGGCATACAAGAAGTCAGAAGAATTTTCCTATGAAATCACTAAGCATTTGTGTGACTTGTCTGAGAAGAACAAGGGATGGGTGAAGCAGCTGAATACCATAAAATGGAATAACTCTAAGGAAGAAGTGTATGACATACGCAGCTGGCACTATCCTGATGATTCTGATACTCCTGATAGGATGTCTAAAGGAATTTCACTTTCTTATGAAGAATTTGCGATTTTGTGTCAATCTGCTTATGATGAAGGCATTGTCAGCTAAACAGATATTATTACTCATGTGAAGGGAGTGATAAACATGGTTGATAAGGACTTTTATGACTTGGTAAATAATGGAGTCAAGAGGTCAAGTGACAACTGGGGTACTGGGGTAATTCTTCAGCATCCTGTTACCAATAAAATCCTTCTAGCCAGAAGAACAGATGGAGATAAGCAGTATGCCTCACCTGGTGGTAAAGTAGAGTATCAGGAGAGTCCAAAAGAGGGAATACTGAGAGAGTGTAGAGAGGAAAGCAATGTAATCATAAAGGATATGTGTTGCTATGATTTCCGTACTCACTCCAGCCCTAATGGTAAGAATTGGGTTGATTTCCTGTTTTACTCTAACAACTTTGATGACTCTGACATACGGAATCAGCCATCAGAAATGGAAGAATTTTCTTGGTTCACTGTAGAAGATGCTTTGAATTTGGACTTGTTCCCACCGACCAAGGCAGCATTAAAGAGAGCAGTGGAATTGGGACTCACAGCAGGTAGTTGCGATGAACAAAATTACATTCCATTTGTGGACTGCCCATCTACTCCTTCTGCTGTACAGGATAGCTGCTGCTGTGCTTATTCTTTTGTAGAGCCAGAGAAGGTTTTTGATAAGGGGGATGCTCCTTATTTACCTTGGGATTAAGCATACCAAATAATCTATGATTGATTGTAGATACCTCTTTATTTAGTTAGGTGTAGTTTTATAGCATCTACTAAATAAGGAGGTATTTTTATGTATTGTTTACAAGGGGAAAATCCTACTAAGATGTATTTACAGTCTATTAAGGACTTGATGACTAATGGTGATGAAGTGTCTCCTAGAGGTAAGCTGGTAAAGGAACTGCGTCCAGCTTGTATTGAATTTCTTAATCCTTATAGTAGGGTAACATTCTTGGGCGGCAGACGAATCAATCCATTTTTTCAGGTGGCAGAAAGCCTTTGGATTCTCAGTGGTAAGGCTGACGTGGAGTGGCTAACTAAGTTTAATGCCAATATGTCCATGTTCTCTGATGACGGAAAGTGGTTTAATGCTCCTTATGGAGAGCGAATCAGGACTTGGAACAAGAATGCTCTTCATAATGTAGTTATCAACCCTATTGACCAGTTGGCTGATGTATATAGAAAGCTGGTAAACGATAAGGATACACGTCAAGCAGTTATTGTGATTAGCAACCCAATGTTTGATAACTCCAAGTACACAATTGATGAAAAAGGCAAGGACATTGCATGTAATCTTGTGATTACTTTTAAGATTCGTCATGATGCTCTCAATATGACTGTATTTAATCGCAGTAATGATACTCACTGGGGTGTATTTGGTGCTAATCTTTGTCAGTTTTCTACTATACAGGAAACACTGCTGAACTGGCTGCGTAAGTCTGGCAATCCAGAACTGTCCAGCCTGAAGATGGGTACTTATAACCAGATTACAGATTCACTTCACATTTACATGGATTCTTATGGCTCTAAGTGTACTGATGACGTAATGGATTACTATAAGGAAAATCCAGAGGAAGAACTGGAAGTTGATTTCCTTCTTGATTCTGATAAGGGTAATTTTGAGCCTAGAATGAGGTTGTCTGCTGAAGAGTTTGATGCCTTTATCTCAGTATTCTGGAGCGTTATCAATCCTTATCTTATGGACGATGAAACACTGGTAGACGATGAGCGTTGTGAAGAAGTATTCGGAAAAGTAGGCTTAGTAGATGGCATGTATCGCAGGGGTGTGATAGATGACTATTGGCTTATGGTAATCCAGGCAATGCTGTCTTATAGGCTGGTTAAGATGGGCGTGCTGTCTAAGGCACTCAACTACATGAGTGTAATGGCAGATTGCCAGTGGAAAGTTTCTATGATGTTTTTCCTCAAGACCTTTATTTATAAGCAGGAAGGTGATATGAAGGAAGAATACTACAACAAGTTCAATGAGATTGTGGGCAACATGAAACTCAGTTACTCCAACGCATTCGGAGAAGATAGCAAGGAAGTAAATATGTTAATGAAGTATTTGGCACTATAAGGAGGATTCCAGATGAATAATGATGTAACTCAGGTGATTTCTGATACCACCAATAAGAATGACCTTTTAATGATGTTAAATTATCGGAGGTTAGAGAATATCAGACGTTGCAATAACATGCCTACTATCAACACAGTAGACGTGGCTCAGCATAGCTTCTATACTGCTCTTTTGGCAGTTACGTTGGCTTCAGATTATAATGTATGGGCTACCAAGAATAATTTTCAGTATCATCCTTTGGATTTTGATAACCATGTTCCCACCATTGATGGTGATAAGGCTATGAAGAAGGCATTGTTCCATGATTTAGAAGAGTCATTTACTTCTGATATTCCTTGGAACGTAAAGCACCATGATGAGAAGGCACATGAGGCGATTACTGAGTGCATTCAGTCTAAGCTGAACAAGGTATATGATGGGTGTAGCCCTGTTATTATGGAGCATAAGCACTTCATTGAGACCTGTAAGGACAAAACTATTGAAGGTCAGCTGGTAGATTTAGTAGATTCTCTGGAGTGTGCTTGGTATTGCTATCAAGAAGTGAGCATGGGCAATAAATACCTTGGGAATATGTTAAATAAGTGCGTAAGGCTCATTGAGGCTATGCCTTTGTATGAAAAGTTGTATAAGGCAAGCCCCATATTCAAGAGCATGATAAAGCTGTTCAATAATTTGGCTAAGTCCAACTGTGATAAGACCATGAATATTGACTAGGAGGAAAATTATGAGTAATCAGCAGGAACTGAAGGAAGAACTCTTGCATAAGTTTAAGGAGTATCTTGATAGTCAGGAGGAATTGAGTCCAGACAACATCAATATGATGAAGTTTCTTCCATACCTCTTGAAGCTACAGAATCAGAAGTCACTTATATACGGACGTAGTTACTGTAGACATGGTGATTTGTCTATCTTCTTGAATACAGAGAGAAAGTGGGATAGAATTTCCAACATAATGGACAACGCTATGAAGTCAGGGATGAATACACTTTATAGTGATAAATCAGCCACTCCTACAGAGACTTTTGTGGATACAGTAGTAGACCTAGCTAGCTATGGGATGCTGTGGGCAGCGTACATTATGGAAACTCATCCAGAGGACTTCCAAAGATTTATTGAGAATAATGAGATAGAGTAACAGGAAAATTTTACAGCAATTCTAAATTGACGTGTAAAATTAAGGTACATCCGTTATATTTATGATAGAACCCATTTGAGGGAAGAAAATCTACATAACAAAGGAGAGATTAACCATGGCAGAAAAGAAAAACGCAAAGGCAACCAACAAGAAGGTAGCAGCAAAGGCAGCACCTGCTAAGAAGGATGCTAAGGCAAAAGTTGAGGTAGGTACTGTAGCTAACACTGGTGACATTGTGAAGGGTATTGCTGATTTGAGCAAGGACACTGACCGCAAGATTTCACAGGCTGATGCTGCTCACGTGATTCGTCTGCTGACTCAGGCAGTTGGCAATGAGATTGCTAAGGGCAAGCGTGTACAGCTCACTGGATTTGTTACATTCTATCCGTCTTACCGTGGTCCACGTAAGGGCAATAACGTACTGACTGGAGAGTCCATGGACATTCCTGCTGGCGTTGCTCTGATGGCTAAGGCTGCTGGTCCATTGAAGGACATCACCCATAACATGGATGAGAAGATGGTCAATGCTATCAAGGCTATCAACGAGTAATCACGACATCAATTCCATAATCCATAAAGAGGTAGTAAAGCCGTGTTGTGTAAGAGCAACACGGCTTTTCTGTTCAATAACCAATGAGATATCATTGGTTATCTCTTTATTTAGGATAGACTTATTAAGAAGGGAGTTGAGTATGTGAACTGCAATAAATGTGAACTCTGTAAGGGAGTTTCCAACCCACTAATAATGGGGGAAGGCAGTGGAAAATCTAGGGTTATGTTTATACAGGACTGCCCAGGAGAATTAGATGACAAGCATGGAGAACCATTTTATGGTAAGTCATGTAATGCCGTGAGAACTGCGATGGAAAATCGTGGGATAAGCGATGTTTATTTCACTTCACTGGTAAAATGTTTAGCACCAAACGAAGAACCAAAACCTGCTCATATAGAGCAGTGCTTAGAATACCTAGAATCAGAGATAGAGGTGGTTGACCCAGACATTATAATACCTACTGGGAATAAATCACTGAAGTACTGTATAGGTAGAGTTGGAATAACCAAGGTAAGAGGCAATGCTCAGGAAGCAGAGATTTGTGGTAGAACTAGAATTGTATTGCCTACAATGCATCCACGTTCAGTACTGAAAAAGCCAGCTTATAAAGAGTACATTCTAAAAGATATGGATACTCTAAAGGATTTGTACAATAATGGAATGACAGAGGTTTCAGGGGTAGACTACAAGTACTTGGAAACTGTTGATGACTGCGTAAAAGAAATAGTACGTATGAAGAATGAGGCTAAAATACTTAGCTTTGACTTGGAGACAACAGGAAAGTCTGCTTATATGGATTACTCTAAGATTGTTTGTATAAGTCTTACGGATAAGACTCATTATGGAGTAGTAATACCTCTGTATAAACATGATTCCCCAATGAGCACTCAGGAAACTGGATTCATAGTAAAGCTGTTGAGGTGGTTACTGGAAGATGAATCCATACCTAAAGTAGCACATAACGGTAAATTCGATATTGAGTGGCTGAGAGATTGGTTAGGAATTGATGTAAAGAACTTCTCATTTGACACATTGTTAGGTCATTATTTAGCTGTATCAGAAGAGCAAGGTACTCAGGGCTTGAAGAGTCAGGCTTGGGAGTTTACTGATATGGGTGGGTACGACAATGAGTTGGATGAGTACAGAGGTAAGCTATCTGATGGGGAAGGAGTGAATTCTAGATACAACTACGATAGAATACCTTGGGATGTACTAAAGAAATACGCTGCTGCTGACGTAGACTGCTGCTTGAGACTGTGTGAAATCTATAAGCCTATGATTGAAGAGAATGACATGTGGAGTATTGTTATGAACGATATAATGATGCCAGCAAGTCATGCTCTGAGAGATATAGAGTCCAACGGTATGAAGATGGATGCTACTATTTCCAAAAAGTATAAGAACAGCTATGCTGAGGAAATAGCCAGAATAACAGATAGACTAGAAAGCTATCCAGAGGTATTGGACATTGAACGTGAAAAGCGTCAACTGTTTCAGGAGAGAGAACTGATAAAGTCAATACCTAAGAAGGACAGAACAGATGAAGAGCAGAAGAAATTCACGGAGTACAAAAAGTACGAGAATTTCAAGTTTAACTGGAATAGTGTCAATCAACTGCGTGAATTACTGTATGACAAGTTAGGGTTGGTGACGTCAGTACTCACAGATAAGGGTGAATTAAGTACCAGTGAGGAAGCAATGAATGAGATAAGAGAGCAGCATGAGATACCAGACCTGCTCTTAGAACTAAGGAAAGTTAGCACTTTGAATAACATGTTCATACAAAAGCTGCCTGAAATGGTGGATGAATATGGGATTATTCATCCTAGCTTTAATCTCACAGGTACGGTGACTGGCAGACTCAGTAGTGAAAATCCAAACAGCCAGCAGTTCCCCCGCAAGTCAGAAAATCCTTTAGCATTCCAATACCACAATGAACCTAAAGCACTATTTGGTTCTAGGTTTGGGAGTAATGGATGCGTAATGAATGCTGACTATTCTGCTCTGGAAATGAGAATTGCTTGTATTATAAGCGGTGATGAAGCACTTACTAAAGCGTTGTTATCTGGTAAAGACCTTCATAAATCAACTGCTTCTTTGGTATGGGGAGTACCAGTTGATGAAGTACCCAAGGATATGAGAACACGTGCAAAGTCTGTGAACTTCGGCATCATATATGGAAAATCTGGCATAACCTTTGCTAAAGACCTTTATTATGACCCTTCAGGTGAAAATCCTAAGAAAACTGATGACTGGGATAAAGCCAAGGAGGAAGGATTGAAGCTGGTAGAGGACTATCTGAATACTTTTAGTGGACTGAAGCGTTGGCTGGAAAGAACCAAAAAATTTGCTTATAAGTATGGGTACGTTGAGACTATGTTTGGTAGACGCAGAAGGCTTCCAGATTTACATTCCAAAGTACCTACACTGAAGAGCAATGCTGAGAGACAGGCAATTAATGCTCCTATACAGGGTACAGGTTCAGATTTAACAATGCTTTCCGTGATTAACATCAACAAATGGTTGAAGGAAAATAACAAGAAGTCAATGATTATAGCTACAGTACACGATAGTATTGTATTTGATGTGTATATACCAGAACTTCCTGAGCTGTCTAAGAAGGTTAAGGAAATAATGGAGAGCGTTCATGAGCCTTATATTGATACTGTCGTACCCATTATTTCAGATTTAGAGTTAGGAGTTAATTATGGAGCCACTTTTGAGGTTACTTTGGATGAGTGTATGAATATACATAATTCCCAAGAGTTTAAGGAGTGGAACCATGAAAAGTGCTTATCTAAATACAGGAAGGAAATCAAAGAATTACATGGAAAGGGATGGGAATACAAAGAAGTGATTGATTTTCTGTCTAAGCACAACAGACCAGTTAAGGAACTGTTTAATGATATTGTAGAGGAATACTCTGAAGAATCAAGTTAGGAGGAATTGGATGCATGAAAAGTACAAAATGTACAACCATACCACTGGTGCTGTTATTTACACAACAGAGCAGTTTATACAGCAGTGGGTAAATTTGGGATTTGAGGTTATACCTAATAACATAGTGATTTTTCCTATTAGGAAGATAGCGTAAGGAGGAATATATATGAAAACTACAGATAAATTGACTATGGATGAACGATTTTCAGTGCTTAACATTGAAGTCAAGACTCAGTCATCTACTCATCAGGTAAACTTAGGGGATGACTTACTAATTGAGCCAGAGCATCTAAATGACGCTTTTATTGAGCAGCCAGCTAAATTTGCATATTGGGCAACGGTAGCACTTCAGGCTAAGTCTTTGGTAGACAAGAAAAAGCTGGAAGTAGACAAGCAGGAAGATTACCTGAAGAAAAACCTTATTGGTGAATTAGACGGAGAAGTCAGGAAGGAAATGGAACTTAATGGTGAGAAAATCACTGAAGCTAAAGTCACCAATGGTATATATACCCATGAAAGGTATCAGGAGGAACAAGCTAAATACTACCAGTTAAAGGAAGAACTGCTGGAACTACAAAATAAATTTGCTGTACTTGATATGGCTAAAGAGTCTATGAATCAGCGTAAAGATATGTTAATATCATTAGGTGCTCAGCTTAGAATGGAAGGAAACAACGCAGACCTTACAATTAAGGCAGAAGCAGCAAAGAAGATAATTGGTGCTAACAAGAGAACAGCAATTAAAAGCAAGTAGTTATGAGATTTTTAGGGTAAACCTTTATTCATTGTAGGTTAGTTATTCTGATAAAAATAGGAGGAACACAATATGGGAAAACTTAATATGAAGGCTATGAATGCAGCTCAGGCTAGAGAGGCAGAACGTGGTAGTGGTAACGCACAGTATGACAAGCTGGTGCAAGGTAAGAATGTAC